TATTAATACCATCTATCTCTCTCTGGTATTTGTCTTTGAGTTCTTTAACCTTTCTTTGGTGTTCTATGTTGGTTATATCAGGCATATTAGTTGAGGTAAATCTTCTCGCCTTGTAGTGTAATCTCACCACCGGCATTGACTGTATAATCACCTTGTGTTATAATATTAGTATCACCACCTACTATCATATTAAAGTTATCTGAGCAGTTAGCATTGATTCTACCATCTAGCACATTAATATTTAAATCCCCTTTATTCACTTGGATATTTATATTTGCATTGGCACCAACCACTATGTCATAGTTGTTGTCTCGTTGTTCATCTTTGTTTACAAATATCTTGTATCTACCATTGAGTGTTACTATCTGGTCTTCTTGTATATTGGTATATGATGTGCCTTCTACTCCTATAATATGGTCTGATACGATATGGTCTAACTTTGTACCATCATTAAATACCATATACTGTGTGCCTGTGGCATGTCTTTGTTGTATTGTTCTACTATCTGTATTATCATCATACATCATGATATGACCGGATTCTGTTTCCATTACATGTCGTTTAGGATAAGTGCCTGATACAGCAGGTGGTCCAGGCATACTAAATGAATCTGAATTAGCACCTATAAAGTTGTTCATGAGTTTATCTATACCTGCTTTTGTAACAGTTGCTTTCTGTGGTATTGATATACCTTGGTCACCTATTACTGTTTTAATTTGAGTAAGAGCGTCTGAACCAAAATCTTCTGCTACTGCCGTTACAACACCTGTTAGTTTATCAGTTATTGATACCAAACTACCTTGAGAAGCGGCACCAGCACTATCTCGTAATTGACTGTTACTTACATCTAAAGCAGCGGATTGTGCCAATGTTGTCTCTACTGTACCTAATGCCCCTCTGATACCTAATACTGTTGGGTCTAATACTCTTGACGCTGAAGAATTGATTACAGATAATCCTTCTTTTACTCTAGCGTCTGCCTTGTTATAGTTGTTAATAAGTTCTGCTTCGGCGGCGTCTGAAAATAACTGTTTCATAGTATCTGGACTATCTACATTTAATACAAAGTTACCTATATCATCTGTTCCTGTTAAACTCATACCTGCTTTTAATAAATCTTCGCCTGATGGTAAAGTAGTTAATTTTATTGAAGCAGCGATTACACCTTGTGATATTGTCTTTTTTTCTACTAAGTTTTTAGAGTTTTGTATGATTTCATCTGTTAATCCTAAAGTACTTTGTAAGAAATTTGTACCTTCAGTTGATATGTTACCTGCTATTCGTTTGACTTCTGTTGTAAAACCACCTAGAGTACTTGTAGGACCTAATACATTTGCACCTATTACATTTGCTACAGCACCTGTAATGATATCTGCCACAATACCAAAGATTGAACCACCACCTTTTGATATAAAGGCACTTGCAAGTTGCATTGGTTCTACAATAGCAGTACCTATATTTTGAAAGTTTTTAACCTGTTCTGTCATTTCAACATAACTAAAATGAAAATCAGGATTATATGGCACCATAGTTGCCAATTGTGATGTATCAGGAGCGCCTGTGTATTTAGGATATACAGCGTTAGGGTCTCTAAATCCACCACTAAGAATATCTAATTGATTCGCTTGTTCTTGTGTGAATATACCTTCTTCTACTAGAGTTGATTTAGCAGGGTAACCTGGTAGTGAACCCATTACAACAGGTTCTTGTCTATCTTCTCCGTCTCTAAAGAATCCGAATACATGTGAACCCTCTACAAGTCCTGTAGGTGATTGACCTATGCCTGATATACCTGCTGATGTAACAGGTAACATAACTTGTGCCCAAGGTAAATCTCCTGTAGGTAACTTAAATATATCTTTTGTGTGATGTCCAAAACATCTAACTTTAACTCTACCAATTAAATATGGGTCATCTCTGTCTTCTACTACACCTATAAACCAAACAAATCCATCCATTCCTATAAAATTTTTATTCATGATAATATACCATCTATTTCATATTGGTCAAAATCTGCATATTGGTCTTTTTCTGTATGTAATATTTCTTTATCATTCTTCATGTATGGTCTACTTATACTATCTTTAGCACATATTAATGTCATATTATGTACAATATTATTTGTAATGCTTTGCATTATGTGTCTTACTTCTACTACAAGATAAGTACCAGACATATAAGGGTCTATTCTAGGTTTATCTACGCCTGATGATGTCAATGTAGAAAATTCTATAACTGAACCAGCCGTAACAGCAGTATTACCTGGCACTAATAATTCTATTGAAAAAGAATTAAACGCCCCTTGTTGTGATATACTTCTTTGTATTGTGTTTTTTACATCTGCTGTATCAAAAGGTTCTCTATCTGTTGTTTCATGGTGCATACCTTGTGTTGCTGATAAAAACATATATCTACCTTCAGAAAAATCACTCAGCAGTTTATTATCTTCATAGTTATAGATAGGCATTAATCCATTTGTTTCTGAAGTTTTGTCTTTTGATATTTGTCCCATGTGTGTAGTATTTACAAATTCATGAGGATAACTAAAATCTTGTTCATCAAATTGTTTAGTAAAGGCGTCATAAGTAACAAGTTTACTTGCATAAACACCTTTATTAATACTTGACAATGTATCATATCTATTTAAAATTTTAAATTTAAATACTCTTTCATTATTACCTTTTATTATTTTATTACCTTTCTTTGTTTTATACCTTGCACCTGCCATTAATTTAGGTGAGTTAGTATATTGTGCTATTGCTCTTTTAGCAACACCTGAAGGATTTGTTATCATGTTTTCTAATGACTTGAAATGAAAACCATCTGATGTTTCCCAAAAGAAAAAACCTGCACTTTTAAATTTTTTTGATACTGATTCTTTACATAAAAATTTTATAGTATCTAATGGAGATTTTTTAGGTATAACATATTTAACAACAGGTGTAGTTTGTTCAAAAAAGAAATTCTTATTTGATTTTAAATGACCTCTTAATACCTTGAATACAGTATCATGAATAGGACCTTGAAATGCTTGGCATAATTTTCTTTGTCTGTCTTTAATTAATTCTTTGCTACAAAATCGCAATGCATAAGTTTTAACACCCGGACTAGGTTCTGATATACTTTTAATACTATATACGAACATAGGAAATCCTGATTTCATAGTAAAATCATACCCATGAGTTGATTTATCTTGAGGTGTAAACCCAGGAGAGTGTGCTGTAAATTCTAAAAGTTCATTGCCTGTGAGAGGTAATCTATCTAATAAACCAGCAGCGTCCACTAATACTAAAACACCTGTTAGTGTGCTACGATTTATACTTTCATATAATTGTATTTCTTGTACTAGTTGAGTAATATCTATTCTAAAAGGTTCATTAGTACCTTCAGCACTAAAATATGATGTTAGAAATATTTCTTTTGATAATTCAATATCACCTGATTTAAGCATAATCTATTTTCCTATTAGTTCATTAAATTCTCTCAAAAACTGAGGTAAAAATTCTGGGTCTAATAGTTTTATTAATCTCTTTTTGTCTTGTAATCTTGATTCATACTCTCTATTAGATACTGAAGTAGCACCTGATACTGTACTATTAACTTCTATCTTGTGTGTATAATCATCTGGACCATTACCTGATTGTTTGCCACTTGACTGTGTTATTTCGTAATGATGTATACTATCAGGATTAGAATACTTATCTTTTATAAACAATTCAAATTCTTGTTCTGACATCGGCCAATCATAGTATCTATCTGTTATATTATTTGTAAGTAATATTACCCAATGTAAATCTGCACTACCAAAGTGTTTACCTGCAATATTTTCTGGTGTTTCACCTGATTTAACATCATATTTATCATATAGACTTGCCTCATTTATAATCTTATCTCTGACTTTAATTCTTGACATGATATCAGTAACAGTTTTAAAGTCTTTTTTATCAAAACCATAAGATATTTTTTTAAATTTTCTGAAATACATTAATAAGTACCTGGATTTGCTACTGTTTCTTTTGTTATTATTGCCATCTCTGTAAACTGCAATTGTAGTTTTATAATTTGTGGTGAAGCACCTTGACTATCAGGTTTTAATGTTGTAAACTTTTCACCAGGTGAATAATCTACTTCCATACTTCTTAATACACATCTTGCAATTTTAGGTATATATATGTTGTTTTTGTCTCTATACATATATTCCATTTCAAATTGTGAAGGTGATATAAAAAATTGTTGTTCCAATGTCAATGAAGGTAACATATGAAATTTAAACAGTCGTATTATTTTATGTACTTGGTCTAATTCTTTTTGATTCTTAGGTGCAAAAGTAAAATTAAAATTAAAAGGTCTAAATGGTACAGCTTTAAATGCTAATTCCATATTTGGGTTTATTGCCATACCTGTTGCTCTTGACAAAAGACCACCTACACCAGGAGATACTATCTGTAATGCTGATGTAACAAGTTCTGCAAGACTTGCTAAACCGGCACTTGTTACTGTATCTAAAAAATTATTTGTACCAAAAAGAGTTCCTAATACACCGGTATCTGCATTTTCATAATCAACATCATATTTAAATGTAGTTTCTGCTGGAGTATATAAAACAATAGCACCTGACATTTTATTTGTATGTGTATTAAATTTATCTCTTGGTCCTTCTGTAAAAAGTTTAGCATATTCTGCCCTTAGTTCAGGAGAAGGTTTTGTAGTAAAAACTTTACTAAGTGAGTCCACAGCACTTCCTCCAAGGTTATATAAAGATTCTTTTTCTAAATGTCTTAAACCGCCTTCGATTGCTTTACCTACATCTCCTATTTGCTTCTTCGTTTCTTCCCCAATCATACCGGCCGCTGTTTCATGATTGGCAATAAAAAGGGGTGTTAAACCAACATTGCTCATGTTCGGTTCCATTTCTATTTGTGATTTATTATTTGTAAATATATGAAACTTTATATAATGACCATCTCCTAACATACCTACTTCTTGTGGATAGTGTGCTGTGTTAAAACCATATCGGTCTTCTGAAAGGGGTGTTATATCACTATCTCGTAAATCTAGTTTAGATGAAGATTGCATACGAGCCGCCAACATTTCTGTTGTTTCTTTATTGGTTTGTTCGCCACCATGTGTATGTCCGAATATTAGATTGGACATGTTTTTAAGTATACTCATAGTTACCTCTTATTATTACTTATATTTATACGATAAATAGTCATATGATATCATCTAAAAAGAATAAAACTTACAAAGCACCACATAAAGGTGTCTTTAAACCTAAGAATCCTAAGAAATATGTAGGTGATTCAAATAATATTGTGTATCGTTCTTCATGGGAAAAGAAATTCATGTTATATTGTGATAGAAATAATGACATATTACAATGGGCAAGTGAAGAAATGTATGTTCCGTATCTTAGTCCTATTGATAAAAGAATACATAAATACTATCCTGATTTTATTATTAAAACATCTGATGGTAGAAAGATTATGATTGAAGTTAAACCTGCCATACAATGTAAACCACCTAGACCTCGTTCTCGTAAAACTAAAAGATATCTTCAAGAGCAATTAACTTTCATTAAGAATATATCTAAATGGAAATCTGCAAAAGAATATTGTTCTGATAACGGACTTGAATTTAAAATCATGACCGAAAAAGAATTAGGTATTACTTAACCTTGTGAATGGATGACATCTTCTGTACTATATGGTACACTACCTTCGATAGCACTAGGTCCGCCAGCGACTACTGTTTTTGATTCATTGAATGTAGTTACATTTACATCAGTTTTACCATACTTTTCATCAAATGTTTCACGCTTTCTTAAATCATCAGGATTTGGTCTCTCTCTACCTCTACTTCTAAGATTTGGAAAAGTGTTTTTAGGTGGGTCAAATGGTCTTGGGAGATAATCGCTCTTTTTTTTATAATCTGTATTAAATCCTTCATCGCCATCAGTCATCTTCTCAAAAAGTGTTTTTTTTCTTGTTCCATCTGGACCAAGTTCAACCGGGTCATTGAACATTGGTATTGGGTCACTATTCACAATTTCTTGTGCTTCTTCCGGTGTTTTACCTTCCTTATTTATAAGTCTATCAAAATATTGTTCATTAGTTTCCTGTGTAAACAAACCTCTGTCTCTTTTTAAATTATCTGGTAATGCCATGTATTTCATACCAGGAAATTCTTTGCCTAAGTCATAAAGACTTTTTATCAATGCTACTAGTGTTGCCGATAGAGCGATAAATTTTAATGTAGTCAATACTATTGAAAAATCTAGTTTTTTATCTTTCTTTTTTTTATCTTCTAAAAATTCATCTTCATATTCTTCTTTTTTAGTAAATAATTTTTTTAGTCCTATTAAAGGTTGAAAGATACTACCTAATGCTTTACCTGATTCCATTGCTGTTTCAGCAATATTGTCATATGCCTCCATTAGAGGACCAGGTATGAAATCTCTTGCACCTACTGTTTCTGGAACTTTTTGTCTAGGCAATCTATCACCTAGTACTTCTGTTTGTTCTTGTAATAATGTATTATTGTTTTCTAAAGATTCTTGCAATCTAACTAATTCATCAGAATCAGCGTCTTCACCTTTTCTTTTTTCTTCTGCAATTTTTTGTTCTAGAGAAGCTGATTCAGATAGTGCTTTCAAGTATTCTTTTTGTTTTTCTATAATCTCTTTTTCATTTAGTATTTTAACTTCATTAGTTTCTGTAATTTCAGCAGGAGTGCCTGTTTGCAATACTTTTTCTAAATCTGCTTCTGCTTTTTGTCTTTCTTGTGCAATTCTTTCAAGGTCTTCTAATTCTTTTTGTCTTTTCTTACCTTCTTCAGAATTTCTTTCATTAAAGTCTTTCATCATTTGAATCATATCAACACTATCTTTTGATTTTTTACTTCCACTAACAAACCTGTCTGGTTGACCACTTTTAACATCTTGTTTTATAGTTTCAGTTAATCTTTCCATCTCTTGTGGAATTTTGACAATAGCGGGTATCGCCTCAACAAATGGTGCGAATACCCTTTTCATTGACATGATTAAAGGTTGAAGTTCTTCTTGTGGTAGTTCTACATGTGCCATTATCTTCTTACCAAACTGCCTCCGAAGTATAGTCCGATTATACTCGATACAACATGTGTATCAAGAGGTGTTATAACTAATCCTTCTAGTGGTTTCCATTGTGTTACATCTGTGCTACTAGCAAATATCCACCATCCTTGCATTGTTGCCTCTGTGTACCCAACATATATTGGTGTTTCAGGTGCAATTAAAAATACAATTTTAGGTAATACTATAATTGCAAATACACACATCAAAGCAATCCAACGCCTTGTGTTCTTTGTAAATGGGTCTTGTACTTCTCTCGCCTTATCAGCTTGTTCAGCGGCGAACCCTGCTCTTGCCATTAGTCTATTTTGTGCTTCAGCGGCGTCTTTACCTTTTTGTGCCATGATGGATAATACACCACCAAGGATTGTAGAGGCACCCATACTAATTAATTCCATTGGTATCATGTCATTTCTCCTGTCTTTTTCTCTCTTTTTCGTTTTCTTCTTTAATGTAATTCACTAAGAGACTTATATATACATCTCTTTCCCATGGTATCATATTTTCAATCTCTGTTAAACTATATTTATGATGTTGCATAAGTGCAAAATTCGTTTCAAAGTACGCCTCTAGGTTATTGTGGGAGAGGCATACGAAAAAAAATCTTGCAACCCTCTAAAGGTTACCATACTTTTAACTTTTGTTTTAGGATTTTCTACTTCCACCTCATGTTTTAACTGTGGCATACTATCAAAAAACTTCTTAATATCTACTAAATTTTCTTGATTTAAACCATCAAAAAATTCTACAAGTTCATCTCTGCTACTATCTTTCGCTGGATATATTTTATCTCCCTCAAAAATATGGTCAACGCATGAATATATTATTTCAAATATATCTTCAGTTTTAGCGTCTGTCAAATTTTTTGCAACCTTGGTTACATCTAGCGTAGGATATGCAAAAACAACACCTAAGTTTTTATTTTTATCTAATATTACTTTGTTACTGTGATTATCATCAACATGTACTTCCACATTATTTAAATCTATTTCTACCTCTGTATATGTTTTATGGTCATCAGGACATAAAACTCTAAAGTTTACAATTTCTCCTACTGACTTTGCTCTCATTTTTAAAAATATATATTCTATATCAAATAATGGTAAACTTTTACTATTAATTTTTTGAAATGTACACATATCAATTACTTCTGTAACTGCATTAAATATTTCATTTTCATCTTCTGATTCAGAAGCAATCATCAATACTTTTTCTTCTTTGACTGTAAATGGTCTAAACCCTATTTTTTCATCTCTTGAAGGTAAAGTTAATTCATAAGTCGGTACTTCTACTCTTGGTAATGCCATAATATCCTCACATTATATTAAAAAATTGGTGGAAATACTCTTCCACCGGTTAAATCTCCTAAAGGTATTCTTCTTTTTAAATCTCCTAATAGTCCTTGTCCTGCTCTTCTTAGTTCAGATGGTAAGAAATCTAAAAATCCATAATCAGTTTTTAGTCTTTTTTTGCCTCCACTTGCAATTGATTTATCAAAACCACCATTACCAAGTGCTACATCAGCAGTCTTAGTTATAAAATAGTTTTGCCAGTGTCTATATTTAAATGTTACAGTAAATTCTATAATATTATTATTCTCATATGAAAGTTCTGGTGCCCCAATACTTGTAGGATAACAATCATATAGTTTAACACCATGTGTTACATCATCTCTAGCACTTGGGTCTTCAGAACCACCACCTTCATTTGAAAATTGTCCTAGATTAAATAAGTCTATGTCTGATACATAGTTATCATAAAATTCATAGTTATTTGATAAACTATTGAAGGCAGATTTTTGCCATAATTCAAAATACTGTCTTTCTCTTAGATACTTATCTGCATAAAATGTTGCTGATAAATCACCATATGTATGGTCTGTTACAAAATGTCTAGGGGCACCTGGTCCTGTTACAACAGGTGATGTTGTCATTGTTCTATCAGGCATAGTTATACCTTTACAAAATGCATTTACACGCCTACCATCTTTATCTTGCACGGCTCTATTATGACTGCCTGAAAAACCTTTTTCTTCTATTATACCTCCGTCATCTAAAGTTTCAAAATCTGCTGAATCAAACAGGTCAAATTCCTCATCTGTACCTAATCCAGCTCTGTTATCAGGTAATCTAAATGAAACATAAAATCTTCCTTTTCTACCAAGTCCTTCCCCTTGCATGATGTATGATAACATCTGATTTATCAATGCTGGTTTTGTTGCACTTAAATTAGGATTATCTGGTGTTGTACCACCTTCTATATCTTGAAATCTTGGGTCTAATAAAATGTTATCTAATGACCTATCTCTAGTAATACCTACTCTAACATCTGAACCAAATATTTTAACTCCGCCTCTAAATATTGCCATTTTTAACCTCTACTTTTTCCGTATACATAACTTGCACTTCTCTTTTTAAACTGTTGTACAGGTAGATATACTGCTGTAGGAGCGTCTTGTAAATCTACTCTCATAAAACCTGAACGAACATGACTATACAA